AGAAAATTACTCCCGTCCGCGGGCCTGATGGTAAGATCGCCCACTTGATCGCTTCTTGAGGCTACTATGGCTGCTCCCAGTCTAAATGTATTTGACACGACGCGCCTGTGGATGGGGGATGCGACACAGCTGATCCTGCCCCAGACGTCGATGAAGGTTACACTGCACACGTCGACGCTGGCGTTGACCGCATCCGGATTCAGCGTCTACGCCAACCTAACGAACGAGCTGTCGACGGCGAATGGGTATACGAATGGAGGCTTCGACGTCGGCGCTGGGCGGTTCCTGACGCAGGCGACGACGACGGTTAAGTTCGGTACGACGACCGCGGCGGCTTGGACTATCTCGGGCTCCAGCATCGTCTGGCGTTGGTACGTCGTGCGAGCCGTGGGCACCTTCAACGGCCACGTTGATCCGCTGATCTGCTTCGGCCTCGGGGACAGTGCGCCGGCGGATATTACCTGGGCGCCGGGAGCGCAGGCGATCAACTGGAACGCCAACGGGTTCTTCACGATAACTGGCGGGTAAGCGTAGGGTTGCATGGCAGCCCCTGTCTTCGTCGCCGGTAAGGTCGGCACAACCGCCTTTACTGACACTGTCACCGTCACGAGTGTAGACGGTGGAAGTGCGTCGGGCCGCTGTATCCTCGCCCTCCTCTGGGGCTTCGGTGATTCCACAGGTACGATAGTCGGCGCCAAGTGTAATGGCGTGGCTATGACGAGCTGCGCGTCGGTCGCCAGTACGGTTAGCACTGGGTACAAGTACCAACTGTTTGGTATCGTCAGCGACTCGACGATTACCACCGGCGCGTCGAATACGATTGAAGGAGACTTCGGGGGTGGAGTAATCACCCACGGGGTGGTAATCTGCGCTTCGTTCAGCGGCGTGTCAGCCATTAGCGCGGGCGTGGCTGCGTCTCTGGCGAACCAGACGCCCTCGTGGGGTACGATTTCGGGAGCTACTGGGGATCTAGCAGTCGCCGTCGCTTCGTCAGACAATAATGTACTGCATACTTGGACTGGCGGTACTGGTGTCACTAAGGACTTCGACAGTGGCACCACCATCTTCATCCCGACTTATATCCTCGAGAAGGCCAGTGCCAGCTCGGTAACTGTCGACGCGACGATCTCGGGCTCAGGTGACGGCTGGCTCGGCGTCGGGGTTAGCCTTGCAGCAGTGAGTGGCGGGGGCATTACCGCGCCGGCGCAATCTGTCGTCCTCACCGACCAGAACCCGACACTGATGGCGCCTGTCGCCGCGCCCGCTCAGTCGGTCGTATTGACGAACCTTGCCCCGACGATACCGAGTCTTGCGCCAGTCGCCTCGGTCGTCCTCACCCCGCAACTGCCGACCATCACAGGCGGAGGCCTTAACGCCCCAGCCGCGTCCGTCGTAATCTCGCCTGTCGTGCCGAGCCTCATGGCGAGCATCTTTGTCCCTGTCGCGGCGATCATCCTCACCCCTCAGCCACCAATCGTCTCCGGCGGGGGCCAAGTTATAATCTCCTCTGGCGGCTATGCCTCCGGTGGTGGTCGCGGGGGTGGAAAGCTCCCTGCGCTAGAGGAATACCCGCTATTCCAGGAACTCGACAAGGCCATCGCAGAAGGTCGGACGGTTGCCGACTTCCTCGCGCCTAAACCTGCAGTATTGCCACCACCTGTCGCTGATGCTATTGTTGCCCCAATGCCGATTGTCGCGGCGACTCCGCCTGACGACGATGACGAGGAAGATTTAGTGAGATTACTGCCTGGAGTCCTGTAGTGCCGGTCTACGAGTATCGCTGTCCACAGGGTCATATCTTTGAGCGAATGCTCCCAGTGCGTGACTATCTGGAGACCCAATATTGCTCTGTGCACGGCGATGCTGCCCAGAAGGTTATCCTGCACGCACCCCGCGTGTTCAGCGACCTCGAAGGCTACGAGTCCCCTGCAAGTGGAAAGTGGATCGAAGGGCGCGCCGCTCGAGCCAGGGACTTTGCGGAGACCGGCTGTCGCCCCTACGAACTCGGTGAGGCGCAGCAGGCAGCCAAGCGTGTCGAAGAGGAATTCGAGCGGACGTTGGACAAGACTGTCGACGAAGTGGTAGAACGAACGATTTCAGACCTATCATTATAAAGGAAAATCATGCCTGAAGATGATCTTGGTGGCCTGCCCGACCTGGGCTCGCCGGAAGCAAACGAGGCGCGGGAAGTGGTGATTGGCGACATTGCCAATGCCGCTGGCGTCGATTTTCCTGTCGAAAAGTCGGATAAGGAGACTGAGGGTGGCGAAGAGCAACCGGGCAAGGAAGAAGGCGCCGCACCTGCGGCTGAAGCAAAGCCTGCGGAAGCTGCTGCACCTGCTCAACCAACCCCAGGAGCTGTGGGAGAGGAAAAGCCTGCCCCGGATACATGGACACCAGCTGCCCGAGCGAAGTGGGCGGCGATTGACCCAGACGTAAAGAAGGACATACTGCGGCGCGAAGCGAATATCGCGTCGTATGTGCAGGAAACTGCTCCCGCCGTGAATGTCGCCAAGAGTGTGGAGCGGATAGTATCGCCCTACATGGAGACGTTCAATAAGTACGGCGTCAACCCTTTCGATCACGTCGCCGGCCTGCTCGCCGGGCACTACCAGATTCTCTTCGGCACGCCGGAGCAGAAGGTCGCAATGTTCCGTCAGCTGGCAAAGGACGCCGGAATCAACCTCGGCGCAGTCGCTGACCCAAATTCGCAGCCCGCGGGCGCGGTGAATCAGGAATTCCTGAATCAACTGCGCATCCGGGACGCAAAGATCGCCGAGCTGGAGCAGATGACGAAGGGCGTCGTCCAGACCATCCAGCAGGAGCGTACTACAGAGTTGGAAAAGGGTATTATTGCTTTCGCTCAACAGCATGAGGACTTCTTCGACCTCGCAGACGATATCAAGCATCTCGTGGCGACCGGCGCGGCGAAGTCCCTGGTTGAGGCGTATGACCTAGCATCCCTCAGGAATCCGGTTTCTCGGGCCAAGCGACTCGAGAATGCGGCTGCCGAGCGGGCTGCGAAAGTCGCGGCTGACAATGCTGCCAGAGTCGCCGCAGCGCGGAAAGCGAGTGGGGCAAACGTGCGTTCGAGAGGCAATGGCCGGGCTGCCCCGGTGGATGCGAGTATCGACGATACGCTGAAGGAAACGTTGAAGGAAATCCACTCTCGCAACTAACACAGGAGCAGCTAAATGGCTTCCCCAAATGCAACATTTACGGAACTGGTCTCGACTACGTTCCGTCGCCACGGCAAGAAGTTCATCGACAACGTGTCGAAGAACAACGCGCTGCTGGCGTACATCATGCAGGGCGGGCAGATCAAGGAGGTCGCGGGCGGTCTTTCGCTCGTAGCACCTCTGGACTACAACAGCAACTCGACGTACCAACGCTACTCGGGATATGACGTGCTGAACGTCAGCCAGAGCGACGTGCTGACGTCGGCCGAGTACCCGTGGCGGCAGATCGCGATCAACGTCGTGGCGTCGGGCCTGGAAATGCGCATCAACAAGGGCGACACGCAGATCATTGCGCTCGTCAAGGCTCGCATCAAGAACGCGATTCGCACGTTCAAGAACAACTTCTCAGTCGACCTGTACTCCGATGGGACGCTGCCGAACCAGATCAACGGTCTGCAGGCGCTCGTGTCGGATACCGGTACGGGAGTGGTTGGCGGGATCGACTCGGGCTCGTGGGCGTTCTGGCGGAACATCGTCCAGTCCGCGGCGGCTCCGTTGCAAGGTGGTGGCGCGATCACCCCCAGCGCGACGACGATTGAGTCGCTGATGCTGCCGCTGTATCTGGCCCTGACGCGTGCGGACGATCAGCCCAACCTGATCATCTTTTCGAACGACTACTACTCCTTCTTCGAGCAGTCGCAGACGAGCATCAAGCGGTACGCGAGCGAGGGTGGCCCGACGACAGGAACCGCGGGCTTCGTGAAGCTGAAGTACAAGAAGGCCGATGTGATCTTCGACGGCGGCTCGGGCATCCCGAACTCACACGGGTACTTCCTGAACACCGACTACATCACGGTCGAAGTGCACGAAGACGCGAACATGACGGTCCTGGACGAAGCAAAGCCGTACAACCAGGATGCCGCCGTGGTGCCTGTCCTCTGGATGGGCAACGTCCTCCTGTCCAACCGGTCGCTGCAAGGAGTGCAAAAAGCGTAATTGGTAGAAAGTATTGCAAAATACAATCTACCATTCCAAAACCTGAAGGAGCAACACCATGCCTGGTTACGCACCTCTCGAAGGTACAGTCGGCATTCAACCGCTGAATGATATCTTCACTCCGGACACCACGCAGCGCTGGACGCTCGGAGAGTTTGCAACCGGAATCGACCCGTACTTCGGTTTCGGAGAATTCGTGTACGGAAAGGCGGCGACAGCGATGGCGCCGGGGCGGCTGGTCTTCTCGTCGGAAGTTTTCCTGATGACGGACCTGCCGAATACCGCCTTGATGGGCCGTCCGTTCGCAGTTGCTCGGGCTAACTTCCCGATCAACACGTTCGGCTGGTTCCAGATCGGCGGGCTGTGCCCGATTCAGACAGCGGCGTCGGTTGCGACTGGCGTTGCGGTGGGAATCGGCGCGGCGGGCCAAGCGGGAACGAACTCGGCGAGCAAGCAACTGTTGAACACCTACGTTGCCCAGCCGTCGACGTTCACGCTGACGAAGAACGGTTCGACGGTGAACGGCAGCACGATCCTGGGTCTGTCGAACATCGACGGTCTCTTCGTCGGTCTGGCGGTCTCGGGCACCGGTATCCCTGGCGGCACGACGATCGCATCAACCGATCCGAGCGGGCGCTTCATCACGCTCAGCGCGGCGGCGACGGTGACTGGAAACGCGACCATGACGTTCACCTACACCGGCTTCCTGCTGGCCAACATCCAGCGTCCGTTCTCCCAGGGCGCTATCACCTAAGCCGCAATGGCTTATCGCAACAACCCCGGGGTCGAGAGGCCTCGGGGTATTTACTATAATAGGAGTGCAAGATGAGCATTGCCGGACTTTCGTATCAGCAAGGTGCGCCGAGGCCGCCGTACATTCGCTTTGAAAAGCGGGCGGTTGAGCGGCGGGACGCAGCAGGCAGTATCACGTTCGACGACGTGGACTTTGCGATCGTTACCCCTCACGGCAGCCCGAATGGGACCGAGAAGATCGTCAAAGAGTGGTTCGTGCAGCTGAAGGACGAAGTTCGGCAGGAGAGGTTTCCCCAGCAGTGGCTTGACGCGTACCAAGCGGCGTATAATGCCTGGACGAACGACCAAGAGCCTCCAGTCGATGGCACGGCGATCAAAAACTGGCCGAGTGCGTCGCCCGCGGAGGTGAAGATCCTGTCCAACTTGGGTATCGTGTGCGTCGAGGACCTGGCGCAGGCGAACGAGGAGCTGGCAGGGCGCATTGGGATGGGCGCGCGGAGCCTGATCCAGCGTGCGCGGGACTATATCACGGCGAAGAGTGACGTCGCGCCTCTCGTCGCCAGGCTGGATGCAATGCAGCGCGATCTCGAGCGGGCGAATCACAGGAATGTGGAGCTGGAGCAGGAGATTCAACGTATTAAATCGGCTCCGCAGCCGGGGTTTTTACCCGGCGTGCAAAGCCTTCCGCAACACAACAACCTTCCAAGCCTCGAGCAGCGGCTGGATGACGCCCGCGCGGAAGCGACGAAGGGCGACCCGACGGATGCCCAGCTTGTGGAGGATGCACTCTCTGACCTGGACGCATAATGGCCGAGCTGACCGCCCTCGCAATCGCACAGGAATTTTGTCGTAGGCAGAATCTGCCCCAGCCGATCACGTTGGTCGGCGCGCAGGACGATACGACGCTGCAAATCCTCGGGCTGATGAACGAGGGCGCTCAGGACATTGGACAGAGGTACAATCTGCAGGACTTGCAGACCCTCTGCGCGTTCACTCACGCGAACGGGGCGAATTTTCAGGCGCTGGACCTGACGAGCGAGAGCCTGATCCCGGGCTACAAGTTCATGATCGACCAGACCTTCTGGAACCTGACGAATCGGCTCCAGATGGGCAACCCGCAGTCGGCGCGGGACTGGCAGTTTATCACCACGATGCTGATTTCTGGCGCGTTGTATCGCTGGACTACGTACAACAACGCCCTTTTTATCTATCCAGTGCCCGCGCCTCCCGCGAGCGTCAACTTCTCCTTCTTCTACCAGTCCCGCTTCTGCGTCTATAGCCCGGCGGCGGCGAAGTTCACGATCAACTATCTCGAGGACCTTTCGTATCCCCGCTTCGACAGCGAACTGGTGCTGGAGGATATAACCTGGCGCTGGGCCCGGAAGAAGGGCCTGCCGTATGCAGAGGATCAGCGGACGTGTGAGGCCCAACTGGTCAACATGGTCGGGCGGGAGTCCGCGCCCACCGTCACCCTCGACGGAGAGAACTCCGACTACGGGGCCTTCCCAGCGTTGTATATCCCTGTCGGAAGCTGGCCGCACCCATGAGGCAGGCACTTGAGAAGTCAGTAGCCCGCCAGCGTCTGGGAGGCGAGGACGCACAGGTCGTTCCGGCTCCTGTCGGCGGGTGGAATACGCTCGACAGCCTGGCCGATATGGCGGTGAACGAGGCCAGCATTATCGACAACTGGTACTGTCGGGCCAGCGAGGTCGTGCAGCGGGGCGGGAGCCTCAACTTCGCGACCGGGATGACAGGGACAGTTAAGACCATCTTCGACTACACTCCGGCGTCGGGCTCCCCGAAGCTCTATGGGGTCACTGATGCAGGAATCTATGATATCACAGCAGGTGGAGCAGTTGGAGCGGTGGTTAAGGCACTTACAAATGGATACTATAACACAGTCACCATTACCAATTCTGCCGGTACCAGCTACTCTTTTGGCCTTAATGGCACAGATGCACCTGTGCTCTTCGACGGAGCAACCTGGACGAACCCGGCTATTACTGGGCCTGGTTCAAGCAATAACCTAGTCTGGCCGTGGCTGACGAAGCACCGGATCTTCATGGTGGAGAAGAACTCCATGAATGTCTGGTATCTGGCGATTGATTCGATACAGGGCGCGGCGAGCCAGCTACCCCTCGGGAACCTGTTCAAGAAAGGCGGGAGCATCCAGTCGGGCGTGGCGTGGACCCTGGATTCGGGGGATGGGCCCGACGACTTGTGGGCGATCATAACGACAGAAGGGGAGATGGCTGTCTACCAAGGCACAGATCCCTCGAGTGCCAGTTCCTGGGCCATCGTCGGAGTCTACTTCGTCGGGCGACCGTTGGGCCGTCGCTGCTTCGCCAAGTTCGGTGGGGACGTGGTAGTCCTGACCGAGAACGGCGTGTTCCCCCTCAGCAAGATCCTGACCACCGGCGGGATCAACTACGCGGAAGCGTTCAGCCACCAGATTCAG